ATGTATGGTCTCTTACCACATCAGATACAACTGACGGAACACCAGCAACACCAAATGACCATTTGGACGATATAGGAGAACTAAGATACCAGATGACTGGTATGAAGAAGGTTACCGCTTCTGATTTATCAAATGTTGTACCAAGATATACTTGGACTTCAGGTAATTCATATCATGCATGGAAATCAAACGATGCATCAATTTTTGATAAAGCATTTTATATTGTAACATCAGAATTTAAAGTTTATAAATGTATTAAAGCAGGTGGTGGTACTTCAAATATCCAACCAACCCAAACATTAACAGACCCACAAGCTGAGTCAGATGGATATACATGGAAATATATGTATACGATTGGCGTTTCTGACGCAACAAAATTCTTAACAAATGCATATATGCCGGTTAAATCAATTTCATTAAGTGCTGAAGCAGTAATCGCTGCCACGACCTCTTCAAGTACTACTGTAACACTAACCGCATCTAATTTAGATATTTTAGTAGGTATGACAGTTTCTGGAACAGGAGTTTCTGGAACAGTAACTGTTTCAGCTAGAAATGGTAATGTGTTAACACTTTCAAGTGCACAATCACTTACAGCAGCAAATAGATTAACATTTGCATTCGCGAATGATGCTGCAGCCGAGGCCAATTTAACCGAGGCAGATTTTGCACAATATTTAAACCAAAAGGCTTCAAGAGATTCTTCAACAGCTGCTGGTATAGAACATATTACTGTAACAGCTGCTGGTACAGGTTACACTAATGGTACACACGAATTTGCGGCTGGTTCATCAGGTGCAAGATTTGTAACAATTACTGGAGACGGAACAGGTGCAACTGCAACTGCAACAGTAGCAGGTAATAATGTAACCTCAATTAATATTGTTAATAAAGGAACCAATTATACAGTAGCTGATATAGTTATTGCAGGTCAAGGTGGTTCAGACGCCACAGCAGAGGCAACTCTTGCTCCTAAAGCAGGACACGGAGTTAATCCAGTAGCAGAACTTGGTGGATTCTTTACATCACTTAATGTTTTATTGGACGGTGCAGATGGTAGTGGAGATATTACAGTAGGTAATGATTTCAGACAAATTGCACTTATTAAACAACCAAAAGTTTATAACGCAACTCCATTGGCTGGTGCAATCGCAACTGCTGATACACTTAAAGCCACAAAGGCATTAGATTTTGTTGG